CCACAGGTGCTCGTTGCTTGTTGATACGCTCCCACGCTGAACCAATAGCGTTCATCGCACTGTTTAGTTCACTATTGCTAAAGTTTTTTAGACCCCTAGCCTTATATTCATGCAGTGCGGCCATAACGAGATTGTTGCTCTCCATAGCCAAAGCCTTCATCGCATTCTGAAAACCTTCTGACCTCTCAACCTTAGCAGTGACATTACTTGCGGTACTTGGTGAAAACCCAACAGAAAGAGCAATGTCCTTTTTACTTGGACCATCAGCATTAAATAACTTACGAGCATACGCCGCTTGTTTTAGTGTTGAACCATTTGCAAGTCTTTTCATATAAAAATCATAACATATTTTTTAATAGGAGTCACTTTTAATAGAAACAATGGGGGGGGTATTTTTTTATAAAGTTTGTTTGTGTCTTTTTTAAATGTAAACAAAGTATCTATGTTTGTTTTTGTAGAATAACCTTTTCTTTTTGCAGAGAGGTAGAGGAGTCTCATTTATATATAACAACCCCGGGGTACTTGAAAGGGGTGCCCCCGTCCCCCTGCCGTTCAATTCAATCAAAAACAATCAATATTACACCACAAATCAAAATCAATCGGGGCACGGCTCGGGCACGGCTCAAAATAGTCGTGCCCCGTTTAAGCCTTATTTTATAAGGGTCGCTATTGACAGTGTGCCGTTTCAGGTGGCAAACGAACCTTATGCCATATGGCTCAATCTTGTGCCCCAAAAAAGCCTTATAAACAAAGGGTAAATCGGGGCACGAGGGCACGAATTTCAATAAACTTTTTCAAATTTAAAATGTGAAAAATAAAATTTCTTTTTGTAAAAAAAAAAGTCGTGCCCCGTTTAAGCCTTATAAAATAAGGGTGAAACGGGGCACAAGTTTGACCCTTATGGCATATAGTCAATACGACAAGGTTTGCGTTATGTATGTCAATAGCATTCCTTATAAAATAAGGCTTAAACGGGGCACGAGTATATTACACACGTGCCCACGTGCCCCGTCAAGAGGTTGAAAAATAAGGGTTTTTTCGGGCACGACTTTTTGGGGTAAAATAAAAAGGGCTTTTTTGGTCTTTTCAGCCCACCCCTTGACAAATCCCCAATATAACCGATTTCGGCCACTTTCTTAACCTACCTTATAAATAAAAAATACAAGCGCGTTTTTTAATTGTATACATTATAAACACCACGCCAGGCGCATGATCCGGGGCGCAATACAATATATATGTATATATAGTATCAAAAAGTTATACACATTATCCACAGTTATATTACTAGACAGCGCCACCGCTTTACTATATACTTAACTTATGGCAAGGGTGCCACCATTAATAAGTAAACAATTAAAACAATGTTTAACAAAATACTAAATATAATATCAATGGTGCTATGCTCTACTTTATTCATTGCAATAGTTTGGATCTTTTGCGCAATAACAGTTAACCAATAATAAATATATGAAATACTTATCTAATTATATGGACAGTGCAATGTCTGAAACTTTAAAAAAACATGACGCTTTCTTTGCTTTCGGTAAAAGTCAATTTGATGAAGCTAAAAAAGACGGGGTCAAGTATTATGATATGGGCGGGGGTTTAGTATGCCCAATTGATAACGCAAAAGACTTGCGCAAGGCCATGGATGACGTTTATAACGTTGCTATTGCTCAAGATATTGAAGAGAACGGCCTAAATGCAATCATATTGCGCGAGTTATACAACCACGAAGCATTTTACACTGGTGACATTGATAGTACATACGAGGCAATTGGTGACTACCCAGGCGCTACCCGCGAGCTAGTGGCTGAAATTTACAAGCAAAATATTAATAAACAAGATTAAAACCATGATCAACTTCAAAGAGACAACCGAAAACTTTAAAACCGAAAACTATTTTATATCATTTAATGATACAAAAAAAGAAATTTACATGCGCGATTTAAGGGACGTTTACAACGAAACAAGTGCCTACAATCGAAAAAAGCGGGGCTATGCCAAGTTTAAAGAAGCCATAATATGGGCAATAGGCGCGGGAGATCAAAGCAAGTTTAACCAGTGGGTAAATGTTGCTGATAGTCATTATAAGCTAGACATGCGCACTTATTGCGCTATGGATTAATATATGAACAAATATTACATAACCGCTGAAATAGCAGAAGAGATGCCAAGCTATGATTTTGTAGTGAAGGCAAAAACAGCGACAGAAGCGCACAAAATAGCTAAAAAGATAATTACCCACGATTACCCGGACTATAGATTTGACTATACACTTGTAGAAGTTACGCCTAAATTATTAATTGACTTAATGACTATTAATTAAATATATGCAAACAGATAACCAAAATATAAATATACCCGAAGACGTTTACAGCGAAGAGTTTTTGGCACTTTTCTATAAAATGCTTGAGAAGTTTGTAAACGAGTACGACGATATGGCACAAATGGGTGCGATCAAGAAAGCGGGCGAATTACTAGCTATTTTTAACGATCAATAATTATATGACAAAACTTGAAATACAAGCGAGAGAAACCGAGAACTTTTGCGGGGGTTGTGGTGGACATAGTGGCCTTATTAATAAAACAAAATAATATATGCACATAAAAAGAATTAAAAATGATTGGTACAGTGCCCGCTACACATTCAAGACACGATACGGCACAATAGCAACAGCTACAGGTTACGGCTCAAGTTTTGCAATGGCAATGCTTGAATGCTTAAAAGATTATAAAATAATAATATCATTATAATTATATGGAAACTTCACTATACGAAATTAGTTTTAAAGACGGCAGAGTATACAGAGTATTTTGCGCAAACAGAAAACAAAACAAGGACATATTGCGCTTTTTATCTTCACCAAAAGCATTAAAAGAAGTTAAAAGAAAAGGCGCGACAGTTATAACTAAGGGTATTCACACAATGATACAATTTACTAACATAATGAACTACTCATATGAAAACAACCAAACAAAAGACAATTAAAGCCTTTCAAGTAGCCCGCGCTACTAGCGACATAAAACCCGTTTTACAATGTATAAATGTAAATAATGGCTGGCTGGCCTTGTACTGACGGCTATAGGCTACACGCTTGCAAAGACTTAGCGGTTAAAGACTGTCGTTTACCAAACGGCAATTATAACCCGGACGCATTATATCAATGCCCCGAAGACTACCCCGACTATTCAAAAATAGTCTTCAATGATCCCGAATGTGAAGTATACAACGACACAATCGAAGTGCTAAAGGCTAACTTTATGGCTTGCGGTATTACAGATATAAAACTCAATGCTGTAAATTTTCTTGAAACGAGACTTAATAAAAAATATGTCGAGCAAGCTATAAATTTTTTAGAACACTTTATAAGCTTAACAGGTTGCACAACTGTCAAGGTATTGAAAAAAGACAACACAAAGCCCCTAATTATCAACGTATACGATAACAACGAAGTGGTGGCATATGCATTAATAATGCCTATACGTGATTAATAAACTAATTAAAATAATATGAACAAAAAACCAAAAAAGAAAACAACCACACCCAGGCCTATATGCTCAGTATGCGGGATTGAAGTATTTTTTAACCTTGATATATACGAGCTAACAGGAATGTGCGGGACGTGTACAACTGGAGAAGCGCGCTTAAATTATGAAGAAGATTAGTTGACAACAGCGACATAACGACTATAATTAACATATATGAAAAAATCAAACATAAAATATACAGTCCTTGCCTTTGTTTTAGGTGTAGGAATGTCAATAGGTGGCACAGTTTACGGCAAGTTGGCGATCGGATCATCAACACAATTTGTAAACAAGGACGGCACACGCCAGGTGCAAATGACACAGGCCGAAGCGGATCAGATAGCTATTTTACCGGTCGAAGCGGTAAACGTACGCCAAGGCGCAATACCAAACAAGCCAGTCAATACAGTTACAGACGAAGAGGCACGCTTGCGGTCGATTGAGGCACGATTAACAGCACTAGAGAATAAATAGACAATGCAAACAAACGAGTTATCCATTGTAAAACCACACAGAAAAGTGAGTCGAACGGTAACACAAAACGACATTGAACGTGTCGAACGAGAAGCAAAAGCAATGCGCGCTTGGATGTTGAAACGTGCTGATTGTGTAGGTCTAGCTCACCCGCAAGTTGACGATACCGATCCCCTGGCGTTCTTTGTAACGTTAGAGGGTGCGAATAGGGTTATTTTAAACCCTCGTGTCGTGCACTTTTCTAATAAGATCATTCAAAGCAAAGAGGGGTGCATGACATACCCTGGACATGAGCATATATACCACGATCGACATTTTTCAATCGTGGCTGAATACGAAATAATCAAAGCGAATAGGTTAGTCAGAAAAAGAAAGTTCATAGACGGGTTTTTAGCGGTCGTTTGGCAACACGAAATAGATCACCTTAATGGGGTATATTGTTACGATAATCCAAACGAAAAAGTCGAGCACCTTTGCGATTACGGCGCAGGTGTAAATGGTGATCTTTGCCGGATTTGTAAAGAGTCTTGCATATGATTAAAGAAAAAAAGTTAGTATGGTCTAGGTTAAAAAGTATGCTTTGCCCGAAATGCGGATCATATATTAAGGAAGACAAAAACGCCAAGGCATACGCTTGTACAAATCCAAAATGTGATTTTAGGATCACAAACGAACGGTTTTATGAGTTAGTAAATGATCTATACAAACCAAGGCACGATCAATTATTAGTAGAAGAATAATTATAATATGACAATCGAAATTATAAGAGAAATAATGTATGGGTTGATTGCGTTAGTTTTTATTATTATGGTTTTAAAATAATATGTCTAAACTACCAAGTGAACGAATGCAAGAAATAGCCAAAGACATAGGTTTAACGGCAGGCGATACAATACCTTTAGCTGTAGTAATAGCTTATCTAGATGAACAGTACGAGCAACAGAAACCTTGCGAACATAAGAATACAAAAGTATTTCTTGATGAAAATAATGATTTTAAAGGCAAGGAATGCAAAGATTGCGGAAATAATTTAAGTTAACACATTAAAAACAATTTGGTATGTCTACTGGATTAGCCAAAAGGCGAGTCGAGCTTAGGTCGCACCGAAGCTTCTCCATAACCAGAAGTTGTGGGGTCCAGCAGGCATATCAAATCTAGGTCATTGTATTAGTGGTATAGGTGGCGGACAGAGAACCGCAATAGTGGAAAAATTTTGAGTTACGACCTGTTAATCAGGTAAGAGTTACGATATTAGTTAAAATAGGGTTGTCAATACAACGAAAAACAAGAACTCTGGTTGTGTACGAAAAAGATAGATTTCAACTGCACACATTAAAGTCTATTACCATTAAATCCAAAAGCTATTAACCTGCAAGCACAAACCTTGCCCTGTACCACTAACACAATGACTTAGAGATTATTAAGTTAAAGAAAATATTATGGAAAAGAAAGAAACAAAACACTACTTCTTAGCAATAAAAGGTAAAGAAGTATTAAAAGGGTATGGAATAACTAAAATGCCAAAAAAAGGAACTCAATTTGCTTTAGAGGTCGTTAAAGTAAACAAAGATACTATATTTTTAAATTTAGTAGAAAACTAAACAGCTAAGCATAAAAGGGGCGAATTGAGTAAGATTTTTCGTCAAACACTTTATAAGAATAATTAAATTTAATATGAACACAAAAAACCATATAAAAGACCCAAAGAATAATTTTATAAGTATGTATATTTGGGCTATAAAGACAAGTTACTCATATATGCAAGGCAATAGAAATCTATCATTTTGGATTAAGCTACCATTTAAAGCATTTCAAATAGCTTATAAAACATTATACAATTAAATTAAGGAGAAAAAGAATTATGAAACTCGAACAACAAGTAGTAAGCCTAGAGCTTGCAAAGAAATTAAAAGAATTAGGAGTGAAACAGGAGAGTTATTTTTATTGGAATACCGATTTTCCAAAAGTAGTAGACCGCACTAGAATTGTAACTGCACCAATTAACTTTGGAAACCGATATATTTCCGCCTTTACTGTAGCCGAACTTGGGGAGATGTTACCATTTGCAATTGAGACGAAAGGTTTGATTTGGCAGCTAGATATGATGAAAGAAAGTGATGGAAAATATTACTGTATTTATTTAAATAAAATGTCAGGTGCTTGGCTTGAAGCATTTATAGGACAAGATACCGAAGCCGATGCTAGAGCCAAGATGATGGTCTATTTACTAGAAAATAATTTAGTTTCTAACACCCAATAAAGGGTATAAATGATATGAAGAGAATAAATACAATTAGTTTACTTTTAATGATTATATTTTTTGTAGCATTATGTGTATCAGAAACTACAATGTGGGGGATTATATTTGCAATTCTTTGGACATTTTCGGCAATGGTTCATATGGCTACTAGTATTTTACAAGCTAACAAATAATAACTATGGAAAACATAATTAAAAAAGCTATAGAGGGAGGGTATACTTGGGAAGTAAGAGGAACAGTGACTAGAAGCGAAGCTATTCTCGACCAACTATTCTGGCAGGCATTAGGTAAAGCTTGTGGGTGGAGTGAATTTTACAGAGAGGAAACAGGGTATTCTGAATGGTTACACAATGCCATAAAATTTCACGAAATAAACCTAACACAAGGCTGGGATAAAGCGGTCGAATATTTAGAAGATTTAATAAAGTAACTTATGCAAGATTTAATTAAAGAAAGTGAGAGTGAGTTTGAAGAGAAGTTAAATAAAAGAGTAGAAAAAGGAGGATTTACTTATCTTTATGAAACTAGAGATGAAATTGACTCACAATCAATCCTAGACTGGCACACTAAACAAATGGAAAAGGCTTATAATAAAGGTCGGGAAGATAGCTTTAATAAGACTGATGATATAAAAAATTATGAATACTGTTTTAAATGTAAAAAAAATACGCAAAATCGGTTGCTCGATGGTGAAATGACTTGCTATATGTGTTGCTGGAGAAGAAGACTCGGCAGAGAGTTATTAGGTAATAACACAAACATAATATGACAAACAATCAAAACAAAGCAGAGAAAGAAGAGTTACGAATTGGAAGTCCTAATTTTGGTTTCATTGCTGGTGATGAAAAACCGATGTATTATGATAAAAATCTAAGATATAAACACCTTTGTTCTCTCCCCCAATCAAACACACTAGGTACTGCAATGGAAGAAAGGTTTAAAGAAAAGTTTAATGGTTGGATTTTACAAGACAGTGAAGAGCATTATCGTTCATTTGAAATAATAATTAACTTCATCAACAAAGAACTCTCCCAATCAAAAACTGACCTCCTTAACGCATTGATAGAGAGAGAGGAAAAAGATAAAGATATAATCGAAAGAGGTGTTATTGGTTTTAATGAACAACCATTTGCACAAGGCAGGCTAATGCAGATTGACGACACTATTAACCACTTAAAATCATTGAGAGATGAAAAATAAAGAGCGATCACTGCTTTGCCCTACATGATTTACAGACAGGATTTTTTACTAAAATTTTACGTATAACCTTAATGCCACATTTGTGGCATTTTAGTTTGTGCGATATTCTATGATCTATTTTCACTAATAGAATATACACTTTACATTTACCTTAATCAAGGCGATAATCATAAAGGAGGTATTAAAAATGAAACATACACCAAACAAAATACATCCGAAAAACAAAAACGATTACATGACTAAACACCATGTATACCCACAAGGTAGAATGAAGGCCAAGGTAGCCCCTAAAACAGATTACCCGTCTTTAACAATTCGCCTTTGGAACACACGTCATATTTTATGGCACAAATGTTTTCGGTGTAAAACGATTGACGAGATTATTTGGGAGTTACATTTTAGACCAGCTTTGTATACTTATAACAAAGATTACAACAAGCTTTTTAAATGTAAACCCAGTATAGCCTCAAGAGTGTTAACAAGATTTAAACGCATTAAAACAAGAGACACAATGAACCAAGACACCGCGTTAAAGGTTGCTCATGAAGTGCAACACGCAATCAAAGACTTAGACCATCTTTATGTCGTTGTCGTTGTTAAAGAAAATGGCGAACGTGATGTGAAGGTAAAACTGAAAGGAGGGCATTATGTTAAATGACCTAATTAGCTATAAATGCTTTAACTGCGAAACAGAACAGCTAGACGAAGACCCATTTTTAGAAGACCAAAATTTTGAAGAATGGTTTTTTCGTTGTAGGTGTCCTAATTGTAACTTTAAAAATATAGTTAGAGTTTACAAACCATTGCAAATTCAAATTCAATTTCCACCCTTTAAACTAAATTAAAATGCACCCCGTAGGTATTCTTTCAATCCTTGTAATGTTTCTAGTATACGCTGTTGATTTACTTTTAAATGATCGTAAAAATTGGTTATGATTTCATTCTTCGTATACTTAATCGTTCTTTGGTGGCATACAAGAAAGCCACTTTCTAAAAAAGAGCTTGCTAGTAAGTAAGCCAGTTAAACAAAATCCACCCAGTTATAGCAACTGGGTGGTTCTATTTTTAAAGGGTTTTTTATAGTTATGCACACAAATATTTGCACGACACCGATGTCGGGTGTATAATCTAAGCAAGGTTAAAATCTCTTCGAAAGAGATCAAAATCTTGCAGGGATATTTCACTGCTTATTATCAAAAAATGGTCGTGTACGACTAACAAAATAAAATATATGGCACTAGAAAATAGATCAGATAGCGGACAATTTATTACAATTCTTAATGGTAAATTTTGCCAAAGAGTACCACAACACACAGAGGGTGCGGTTACACGAATTAATAAACTAGGTAAAACTGTTTACGAAAAGTTTTACGATAGTTTTACAGCAAAGCTTATCGGTATTCGAACGCAAGAAAGCGCTCAATACGGCAAGTCATGGTTATTCGATTTTCAAGACGGTGGCGAAGTTTACCACTTACAACTTTCTTACAGTAATTCATTTGCAACAGCGTTTCTTAAAATGCTTCCAAATGTAGATCTTACACAAGAAATGAAAGTTGCACCATCAGTAAAAGAGGTTGACGGTAAAATGAAATCATCATTATTTATCAGTCAAAATGGAACACCTATAAAGCACGCCTTTACAAAAGATGCACCAAACGGCATGCCGGACATGGAGCAAATCACTGTAAAAGGTACACTTGTTTGGGACGATACAAAAAGATTAGCATTTTTACAGAATATGGTAGATAATGTAATAATCCCGAAGTTGCCAAAACCAGAAACTAATAGTTCTCAAGCGCCTACGACAGGACTTGAAAACTTATCAGCTGGTATAGATGACGATATTGATCCCGAAGATATTCCATTTTAATAACTAAACGGCTCGCAACCTACTGCGTACAATATGGCTGGTAAAAAAACCACAAAGAAAGGCGGAAAGAAAATGTGTTAATTATTAATTAGTTTGTGCCCCGAAGATGGCGAGGTTACAGGTTCGATCCCTGTCTCTCGATCAGTCGAGAGTAGCTCAATGGTAGAGCGAGTCCACAAGGGGAAGTAGATGGTTCGATTCCATCCACAACTAACAAGTTGTGTAGCTCAATGGTAGAGCGCCCTCTTCGGGGCACAAATATTAAACGGCTCGCAACCTACTGCGTACAATATGTCAGAAAAAATAAACTATAAAGTAGTTGGACCGGTAAACATTACAGATGCACAAGGAAATGTACAAGGTACATACGCTATTGGTCACGTATACGAATTTGATAAAGAAATTGGTGATCTTTACTTAGAACAAGGACTTGTTGAATTGGTTAGTGAAGAAGTAGAGGCTCCAGTAGAGGCTCCAGAAGAGACTCCAGAAGGTATTTTAGAAGCTACACAATCAGCTCAAATAGAAACAGCTAAATATAAAATCCTTGAAGAGGTTGCTATATTTAACGAAATCGCAGAAGTTGGCACTATCGTTGACATTGCCGTTGATCTTGGTGACAAACTTGTAGAAGACAAAATAGCTGAAAAGGTAGACTAATAAAACAAAGGGATATAAAAAAATATGAACTCAAAAATGCAACAAAAACTGAATAATATCAGAAGTAGAAAACACACTATAAAAAGCCCCAAAGGAGAGTTGCATCTCCCGAGTTCACCTTTTAATGGTGTGTTTTCTGTTTCTGATAGAAATTCGACCCATTAATAGGTGGATAAAGGTGTGTATAGTGTTCGTAACTTAATTAATAATAACTTCAATAATGTCAAACAATGAAAAGTATAAATTTTTAGACAGTTTCCCAGACCACGTCTTTAGGTATATTGACCAGACGGGTAATGGTAGACCTCCAGTCTCTTCGACAGTGAAAAGAGAGGATTTGAACGTTGACGGGTATGAAGCTTATTTTACAGTCAATGGATTTAAAAATGCTCCGGATGCTAAAAAGGATAACTGTACTTCACTAAATGCTTTTTTTGTTGACATTGACGGTCGAAAAGATCTTAACGAGCTAGAAGAAATAAAAAAACTACTAGAGCCTACATTCATAATTGAAACCAAGAACGGTTACCATATATATTGGTTATTGGATGAACCAATCTTTAAAGACGAAATTTTTGGAGAGGAATCATGGGAAGATTATGTTACTAAATGGGAGCGTATCGAACAGTCAATTGTAACAACACTCAAAGCTGATCCTGTGGTTAAAGATCTAACACGCATACTTAGACAACCGGATACATATTATTGGAAGAAGTCTGGCGACATATATAAAGAGGGGGTAAAAAGCGCGCCGTTCAAAATAAAAGGGATTCATAAAAATATTTCTGCGAGATATTCTATGGATCAAATTGAGCAAGCCTTTCCAATTGTAGCTGAAACTTCAATGTTTCCAGAAACAATCAAAAATACCGACAACTTACAAAAGTACGCTGAAACTGAAAAGAGGGACTTTTTCCACAGGGTTAATGAAAAATACCCAATGGATCAAAGGCCAAGTTTTATAAAACTTGTTAGTGGTGAAATTGGTAGCCTGCCACCAAATATCGTATCTAGGAACCAGGCCCTTTTGGTTACCGCAACACTTATGCGCCAAGCTGGGTGGAGTAAAGCCAAAGCGATCAAACACATAGAAGAAGTGGGCTGGCATGGTATTGAAAGAGAGCCAGGTGGAACCCAAGAAATAATCAGTACTATTAATAGCGCCTACAATTCAGGCTATACATATTCATATAAAAACGAAATAATCTCGTTTAATATGACTCCAGAAGAGCAACAGAAAATACAGATGGCTTACACAGCCGTTTCTAAGGATCGTAAAGAGGTTGATAAAACACGCTTTTCGAACTATGAGTATGAGATAGTCTCTCGGTACCCATACCTAAAGAAAAACGAAGTCGGTATTATATTCAATTACGCTGACGGTGTTTATAAAATGATGACTGACCAGGACCTATCAAATATCATATTGAACGCACTTCACGATGATATGCTTTGGGGCTATAGGACAACTAAAAACGTAAAGGACAAAGTAGCTTGTCTTATATCAATAATCCCAGACTTAGAAATCACTAATGACCGTGGCTATATCTGTAATGTTAAAAATGGACTACTTAATATAAACACTCGCGAATTGATGAATCATACGCCAGAGTACGTGTCACTTGTTCAGTGTCCTGTTATTTATGACCCGACTGCTACTTGCCCTACGTTTATGAGGTGCCTAAAAGCATGGATGGACGGGGATGAGGCAGAAGAAAAAACTTTGATGTTGCAACAGTTCGCTGGCTACCTGCTTTCATCTGAAATGGCGTATGCCAAGGCTTTATTCCTAGTTGGTGATGGTGGAAATGGTAAGAGTACATTCGCTGATACTATCTCAATGATTATCGGTGACCAGGGCACATCCCGTATTGATCTTGAAGACCTTTACTCAACGTTTGGTCTTAAGGGTCTTATTGGAAAACGCCTTAATATTATTGAGGAAGTTTCAGGTAACTACTACCAGTCACACAAGCTTAAAAAGCTTATTTCAGGTGAAGAGGTAACTATCAACATGAAATACAAGGATCAGTTTAAATTCAAGCCACAGGCTAAATTCATTTTTGCAGTTAACACAATGCCTCGGGTTGACGACTCTTCAACTGCGACTGAACGACGCATTATGGTTGTAAAGTTCAATAATAACTTTAGAAGTAATCCTAATGTACTACTTCGATTCTCTAGCGGTATTTTGGCAACTGAACTTTCAGGTATTTTAAATTGGATGCTTGATGGGGCTATGTCACTACGCAACGAACAGAAGTTTGTTATTACAAAAGAACAGCAAGAAACACTTACTGAATATCGTGAAGAAAACTCTTCAGTCGAAGGCTTTATTGGTGAATGTCTAACATTCCAAGAAGGTGCTATTACACGTACACGTGAACTATACGAAGAGTATAAACAGTACTGTGCAAAAGACGGTCGTAAATTCAAGGGGAACGTTGCGTTTACAAAAGAATTAAAAGCTTATGGTGCTAGATATGGCAAGTTTCAAATGACTGAACGTGAAACCGGCCATGACGTGTCACAGTTCGAGGGTGTAAAAATTAATAAAAACTGGACGGACGAAAAAGTCTTTGATGGTCGTCCTACATTAAATGAGTTTTAAAATGATAGAGCCATTATATGATCACCAAAAGAAAATAATCTCCGAGGATAAAAAATGGACCGGTCTTTATTTAGGAACTGGAGGCGGTAAAACACGCACAGCTCTTGAGCTTGCTGAAGAGCCGATACTCGTTGTCTGCCCGAAACAACAGGCCCTTGATGAGACATGGCAGAAAAATGCTAAAAAGTTCAATATAAATAAAGAAATGAAAGTGATCTCAAAAGAGTGGTTCAAAAACCACCCCGAAGAGTGGAAGCAGTACAAAACACTGATTTTGGATGAGTGTCATTATCACCTTGGCGTTTCACATAACACTAGACAACGTAATAAAGTATTGATTCCAAAGACATCTGACTTGTTTGAAAAGACCTATGAGTTCATAAAAAAATTCCCTCCAGAGAGATTTTACCCATGCTCGGCTACGCCAGTGTCTAGGCCAATGAACTTATGGGCGATTGGAGTTTTGCAAGGTATGAAGTGGGATTATTTCAAGTTCAGAGAAACTTACTACTACCCGATTAGAATAGGTATGCGCCAAGACTGGGTTCCTAAAAAAGACCCTGTAACACAGCAAAGAATTGCCCTGGTTGTCCAGAAACTGGGCTATACAGGCGGTTTGTCTGACTTCATGGACGTTCCAGAACAGACACACAAAACTGTCTATATAGAGCTTTCTGATGCCCAAAAAAAGGCCATAAAAGAGATGAACAACAGTGAAGCTGACCCTATGGTCAGACGGGCAAGGATTCGAACAATTGAGAACGGTGTTTTGTATGGTAAAAAAATCGAGGAAGTTTCAGAAAATGAGGACCGCCTAGTAAAGGATGTTATAGTTTTTCCGTCAAACAAAATAGACTATATTCTTGAACGGGCTATAGAGTTCAAAAAACTGGTCGTTTTTGCTAACTATACCGCCCAGATTGAAGAGATCAGCAAGGCACTAAAAAAAGAGGGCTACAATGTTTTTTCGCTTACTGGTCAGTCAAAAAATCGTGGAGATATTATAAAAGATGCAGAGAGTGCAGAAAGTGCAATCATCGTTATACAAACGTCTATTTCGGCTGGATATGAACTGCCAAGCTTCCCTTGTGTAATTTACGCATCAAAGCCGAAGTGGTTTGTTGATTATTTTCAGTCTCTTGGTCGAGTCTTACGAGCTAACAAATTAAAGAAAAATCTATACATTCACTTGGTTGTCAAAGGTGGTCCGGACGAGGACTCGCACAAAGCAATGATGAATGGAGAAGACTTTCAAGAAAAATTAAGCGTTCTGTAAAATGAAATATGTAAAGAAAAAAGAAATATGTTGTTCCGTTTGCGATACTCCAATTCGGGGTAAATGGTGGGATCGTATTGATAAAAAGATTTACTGTATTAAACATTTTAAACTAGCAATAAAGTATGATAAAACGAGAGAGCAAATCAAACACAATATTTAATCAATATTTACGTGAAAAACGCAAAGAAGGTTTTTATTGTTATTACGAAATAAAAATTGCAAAAGGTAATACTTTCTATTTTAGAGATATTGAAATAAACCAATTAGAGGGTCTTCCTGCCACAGAAGAAGAGGGTCTTGTTTGGAAATTTTCTGACCAGGATCAGCGCAAAAAGCCAATTGATGGTATGTCTGCACCACCGCTTCCGTCTTATCTTGTTATAAAGTTTAAAGAGTCATTTTATATGATTAGGATTGGCCAAATACTTAAAATGATTGAGGATTGTTATACTCAAATAACTCTTGAGCAAGCCCGTAAATTAGCAGAAAAGATTATCCACATATAACCTTGACACCGACACCGACATTGTATATACTTAAATTGTCGAATAATAACAAAACATTTTACAAATGAAAAAGAAAAAAGAAAAACCAGAAATATTAATAAGGATTAGTTCACGTGTTAGAAAGGACCAACACTTATTTGCAAAAAACGTAGCCATTAGTCGTGGTGTGTCAGAAGGTGAAATTCACCGAGAAATTTTCGACTATTATATTAGTAACTTTAAAAAATAACATGAATACAATTCTTGAAGAGTACGCAGTTCTAGAATCAGAAATAAAGGCCCTTGAAGTCAAAAAGGAACAGTTACGCCCATTGATTCTAAAACAAATGGTAGAGTCTGGATCAGATAAAATTGAAACAGGTCTAGGTAGCTTTAGTCTTAGTAAGCTTAAAAAATGGGTATACCCTGAATCAGTCACAGCTATTGGTGAAGAGTTCAAATCAGCTAAAGCTAAAGCAGAATCAACTGGTGAAGCAACTTACACAGAGACCGAGTCATTAAGATTCGTATCAATCAAATTATAATTAACTATAAAAAAACCATGTCAACAAAAAAAGAAGTCAAAAAAACAATTACTAAAAAAGAAGTAAAGCCTAAAAGCCCACGTGCGTTAAAGAGTGTCATTGTTACAAAAACAGTTCCAGCGGTAGAGCTTGTATCATTCTCTGTCCGGGCAACAATACCCGTAATGGTATTCGGTAACATTTCACCTGAAATAGTTGTCAAAGCCCAAAACATTGAAGATGCAAAAGCCTACGCTCTTCCTATTATCGAAAACCTATTTGAGAAATACTGTGAATCACCTCGCGATGGTAGTCCAAAGCCTTCATTTGTTTCAAAAGCAAATGTTGTTGCTACTGAAAAAGTTGTACCACAAGACACACCAAAAGTAGAACCAGAGGTAGTTGAACCGGGACAATTTCCAGTTTCAGCAATGAATACTAATGCAATCGCGCCAGCTACTCCTGTTGAAGATGAACAACCAAGATATGCTACGTCAGCAGCTTATGCACGTGCAAAAAATGCCATTGAATCAGCTCAAACACTTGAGGCTATAAACACAATCATGGGTCAAATAGAGGCTTCTATAAAATTAACACCAGAAGAAAAACCTATGCTAATGGGTATATTATTAGGAAAAAAGACCGCACTATCACAAGCTAAATAATATGATTAGCATCATTATTCCCGTAATTCGGCCACATAAAATAAAAAAGCTTCTAAAAGCAATTGAGGAAAATACTTCGATAGTTCATGAAGTTATATGGGAGGAAGATCACGACAGGATAGGTACCCCGGCAATGGTAAAAAAACTTGTGGAGAAATGTCAGTATGACTTTATCGTATTTTTAGGTGATGACACAATACCTGAAAAAGACTGTATTGATAACGCGTATCTGTATGCTTTAAAAAATGACCTATGGCTTGTCGGATTCAATGATCACCATGGTCAAAAAGCTACGCACTGGTTAGCCAATGTAAAACTATTAGACCACCTAGAAGACCGCGATTTCTTTTACACTGGATACATTCACAACTTCTGTGACGATGAACTACGTGTCAGAGCCGATAAACTAGGTAAATATGGATGGTGTGAAGATGCAAAAATTATCCATAATCACCCAGCTTTTGGCTTACCTGATGACGATAGTTATAAAGTCCAAACAAACAAATCGTATTGGCACCACGATCAAACATTATTCAATCAACGTAATAATTAATATATGATAAGTTACGAACTAGCAAAACAATTAAAAGATAACGGGTTCAGGCAGTTATGGAATAGTGGAAGATACTATTATCTGGACGACATTGGATACAAGGTAGCCTTTGATTATATCAAAGGAGCAACTCTTGAAAATGGACAACTTATTTCTTATGTAGAAACCCTTGTAATGATACCTACCCTCTCTGAACTTATAGAGGCATGTGGAAAATATATATGTTTAGAGCAACTTACAGATGGTTGGATATGTTATTCTAATGAGCAGGATTTTGGAAGCCCTGTCGTATTGGATGCAATAGATACTTTTATGTGTCTACATGGTTATGGCTCAACACCAGAAGAAGCGGTCGCAAAATTATACTTAGCATTAAACGAAAAATAATATGGCACACAATGAACAAAGAGTATTTATAGAAAGAGTTAAAAGTTTTCTTCCAGAATACTTTATTAACACGCACGTTTTAGAGGTTGGCTCGCTTAACATAAACGGAACAGTTAGAGACTTCTTTGAATTTAGCAAAGAGTACGTTGGCCTTGATCTAATGGAAGGCCCTGGTGTAGACATGGTTTGTGCTGGTAAAAGTTATAATACTGAACACCCATTTGACACAGTTATTTCAACAGAGTGCTTTGAGCACGACAAAGACTGGAAGGAAACTTTTGAAAATATGTACCGTCTTGCAAAAAAAGATGGGCTGGTTTTATTTACCTGCGCAAGTACTGGTCGACACGAACATGGAACAACTAGAACATCTCCACAGGATTCACCTGCGACAACTGACTACTATGAAAACAGAACAGAGGAAGACTTTAGAGATGCGTTTGCCCTAGAATTTATGTTTAGTAAATACGCCTTTGAATACAACCCAGTTACTTGTGATTTGTATTTTTGGGGGATAAAGAAATAATGCAACAACAATCTAGAAAAATCACAAGCAACTCTTACTCATCTATTCATAAATGGTTAGCCAGAAACTTCATAAAATATGAAAAATGTGAGTTCTGTGGAAGTACAAAATTTATTGAGTGGGCTCTAAAGAAAGAATGCTGTCACGATCATAACAGGGATAGCTACTTGTGTTTATGCTCATCTTGCCATAAAGTATATGACTATACTCCAGAAAGAAAGAAGAAATTAAGCGAGAGTTTAAAAAAAGTTATTCATACAAAAGAATGGAATAGAAAAGTTTCAGCTGGTCAAATGGGTAAAAAAATGTCACTTGAATCAAGGAAAAAAATGTCTGAATGGAGAAAGAAAAATCCTCCTAAGCGCGATATAAAAACTGGTAGAATAATAAAAAATAGTTATGGAACAAAAAAATAAAACTTTAATAATGCCTCGCCCACACCTGTCTTGGTCCCAACTCTCCTGCTGGCTTTCAAACCCAAATAGGTATCGCAAAGAGTACTTTGAAAGTGGTGAAAAGTTAGACACGAAATTCCTTCGCTTTGGTAAAAATATTGCTGAACTTATTGAGTCTGGCAAGCACAAAGAACTACTTCCTGACCTTGAAACTTACGACTCACCAGAGTATAAAATTGAGTGTCTAGTTCGTGGTGTACCATGTCTTTCGTTTATTGATAGCTACAATGCAGTAGAGGCGATCGATGTACCTGCTAATGTGTTTTTAGAAATGAAGACAGGTAAAATACCATGGACAAAAGCTAAAGTACAAAAACATGATCAATTAGTATTTTATGCAACAATGCTAAAGTGGTCACTAGGTAAAATGCCGGAATATTGCGACTTGCTTTGGATCGAGACAAAAGAAGGTACAAATGAGAGCGTTGACTTCTGGAGGGAATCTGGAAAACAAATATATGTGACTGGTAGGATTGTTAAATTTCACAGAGAGTTTGATGAAAGGGAAATTGATAGGATGCAAGATTTAATTGTCAAGGTCGCTTGGGAAATCTCCGACGCGTATGTTGCTTATCTTAAAGAAATATAATATGAAAACAAATAAGCGTGGAGATTTAAGAGGGATGATCCTAAAACCCCCTATTTTGAAAGGGGAAGAAAATGGTCACTGGAAAGGAGGGGTACACATAAGAAAAGATGGGTATCATCTTGTTAGAATCGGTATAGTACCTCGTAGTTTTAAGGGCGCAAGATATAAACTACTTCATAGGATCGTTATGGAAGAACATCTTGGTAGGCACCTTTTAAGACACGAAGTGGTGCACCATAAAAATGGTAATAAAAGTGATAATAGGATAGAAAATTTAGAAGTGATGTTTCAGTCTAAACATGCTAAAATACACTTGATCCAAGATAAAAAAACGGGCCGTATTATAAGTAACAAAATTATAAGTAATAAATAAAATATATGTTAACACAATTAACTGCAGAACAAATTAAAGTAAGGTCAGATGAGAAAATGACTAAAATAAGAACCCTTTGTGAGGAATTACAAATTACATTTGCCGGTAAGCAAAGACTTGATCCAACAACGATGGTGCTTGAGAATGTTGTAATTTTTACTGACAATGAAAATTATTCTGTACTAGAACGAGGACCTGAAACCAAAAAAAGCCCAGCACAAACCCAAGAAGAAATTGCTAATAACCCTATTAACGAAGCAGTTGAACCTGCCGAAGAAAAAACAGATGTTGAACCTGCCAATATATAATAATACAAAGCTTCGTCTTGCTATTGAGTTTGGGACAGTTGTTTCAGAAACAGCTCAAAAAATGAATGTGGAAATAACTCCTGAAATTATGGAACGAGCCGAAAAGATCATTATAAATGAGTTACGCACTAGATCTGCACAGCAAGTTGCTAATGATATGATTGGTATTATCCTATCAGTGTTTGAACCAAATTAATATGTTATAATAATGGTACTGGGAGATTCGTGTCGATTGTACATACATTTAGATTTATTTAAATTACCCAACAAGCAACGATCATCCTGGTTAACGTTGAAATAAAAAACACCCTCGTCAAGTCGTACTTACACTTCTTGCTACGAGGGTGTTTTTTATATTTAGTATTTTATAGTTGGTAGGCTGTCGTAAATATCTTTAAGTCTCTTTTGTTTTTTTGGATTTTTAATTACCGGGAGATCTTTTTCTGCAACATATGGTCTACCGCTTTCGATTGACTCTCGCATTTTAGTTATTTCAGATTTACTTTTACTAGATTTTGGTCTTTTTACTGACTTTTTTTCGGTTGCTGCAACGTCAACAGCTTCTTGAAGGTTTTCAGATGTCTTTCCTTTTGGTGTTGTGTAAAATTTTCTGATAGATTCCTTCTCTTTATATGATGACTGTCCTGCACCAGGAAGCAGTAGTCTCTTTTGTTTTAGTGCCGTACTTGGCATTTTCGTGTCGTTTTGAACCTTTGAGATGCCTTTTATAGCCTTTTTAACACTTCTCAAGCCTTGTGTGTTCTTAAATTTACCAACGATTCCTTTAAATACACCAGATGCCAATGTGCGCGCCATATATGTAGGATTGCCTGTAAGCAATGATATACCAGCATCAAGCCCAGCTTCTGACGTAATGTCTCCAAAGTTTACACCTTTATTAGCTTTCTTGGCTACAGAAACCATTAGTTTTTTAAGATCTGAAATGTTTGATATTGCCTCTGCGTAACCAGTTCTATCTGTAATGGTATTTAATTCTTTTCTAAACTGCTCTGCAATATCATTTGCGATTCGGCTTGTGGCCATGTCGTCGATAGTGCCTTTTTCAAACTTGTTTTTATATTTCTGGTTAACGTCTTGGACCCAATCAAAAATCTTTTCTGCATCCCCGTCCATGTTATCTATTTGCTTGTAAAGTCGTTCTGCTGTGGCGTATGTAATTTCTCCATTGTCTACGGCTTTACCTATGGCCTTTTTAGCACCATCAGTTCTTAGTGTGAATCCATTCTGTGAAGCTTCTTTAACGGCCGTACGAGCATTATCAGTAGCCTTTTTACCTAGACTGTTGATAGCCGAAATCCACTCATTGCCAGTTGCTTTATCTGGGTTAAATTGTTTTGTAGCACCAGCGCCAATAGGCGCTTTTGAGTCTGGTATCTTAATGTCTGGTAATTCATTTGACAGTCTCTCAAGAGCTTTTTTACTTCCGTACGCTACTTTTTCAAGTTGTGCAACGTCACCAGTTGTGCCCTCTAGCGCCTTGCGGATACTGTTATCAACAGCCATAGAATCAGCTATTTGTCTCTCTGCAGGTGTTTTAAATAGTCGTCCTTTAGCAATTTTTGATCCAGCACCTTCAAGTATACCTCCAGTTGTTCCGCCAATAGCAGCTCCTTTTAGTGTACTCATTGCAACGTCTTTTGCGTTGCCACCTTCGGCCATAGCTGATGATCCACCCTCTAGTCCTCCATAAATAGCACCAATCTTTGCGCCTTGTTTAACTTTTTGAGCAGTTGGTATAGTTTTTGATATAGCAGTCTTTGCTCCACCCTCTAAAACGCCACCAGTTGTGGCTTCAAGAACGGTTCCAGTGGCTTCGCCTAACACTTGCGCGTTTGTTTTATTGATCACATCTCCAGTAAAGTCTTGCAACTTTGGTGTTGATTGAGTATGCACATCGAGTGCAGTTTCCAGGGCTGTAGTATCTTGGCCCATTTTCTTTTTATCACTAATTACTTTCAAGAGTTTATTTTGAGTATCAGTGTGTTGTTTTAATGAGTCAGCATATAAATTAGCGTTCTGTGGGGCCGCAATAGCCTCACCAGCGGTCTTTCCGAACTTCTGGGTACTTCCAGTAAATAAATTACCAACAAAGCCTCCTTTAACGTCTGGCTTCTCTGTAGCAGTAGCTGTGTCTGTCATACTGTACTGTGTTTTTAATTGGTCCGGAGTAAATACTTCTCTTGCCTGAACTTTTACCTCTGGTACAGAAACAGGAGCCTCTGGTGTAGTCGGAGTCCCTAGTTTGTACTTATTTTTTAATTGATCTGGTGTAAATGTTTCCATACTATGAGTAAAAGCCTTCTTGTCTAGCGATGGCTTGAGCTAGTCTAGTAATAGGGATATTCTTGGTTGGTGTTGTTGGTGATACTCCAAGTATTTTTGCAACACTATTACTCCAAGCTGGGTCTTCGGCATAAACTTTACCTAATTGTGCGATTGTAGGATTTTCTGGTAAGTATTTACTTGCACCGTTAACCTTAGCAGTTAAGTCTAGTGTCAAAGCCTTGAAGCCTGTTTCAGCATCAGGGAATATAAGGTGCCCTTGACTATCTCTCCCAACGGCAAGATTATCAGCTAATCCACCACGTTTTACGTTACCTGGATTGTTATTTCTTTGCGGTAGGTTCCCTTGTCCACTTGTGGAAACTTTCGTATTACCAACGGGCTTAAAAGATGCTTTTTGTAGGTTACCATCTGGCAGTCGTTCGAATGTTTGACCATCTGGGGCTTGGAAAATAAGGCGTTCACCTGATTTAATAAAAGGTATATCATCAATAACTCCCTCTGTACCATCTAATGAATTAATTAGTTTTAGTACTTGGAAGCTTTTTTGTACGTCTTTTAGGTTTTTAATAAGTTGTTCATCAGATTGCTTAGTTGAAAGTGATCCGGCAACGCTTTGCAAGAAGTCGATTTCACGTTCTGATACTTGACCCAAAGCTCCACCTGTAGGAGAAGCATCACGCATTTTTTGCAACGCATCAAATCCAATAAGTGTTTTAAGTGTATCAACAGAGGCATTAAGGTCTGTAGCATTTGAACCAGGGAATATTGTAGCTGTACGCCTATTTAATGCGCCACGAGTAAGTGCTGGGTTTTTGAATATATCTTCAAGGGCAGTCAAAGCAACTGTTGACTTGTCCAGTGCTGCTTGCTGTTTAGGACTTGAAACACCACCCGAAGAGTTACCTAATTGAGCAACCACACTTGTTCTGATTTCCTGTGGCACATCACTTAGTTTTGCATTATTTGAGTCAATAGCTTTAGCCCATGATAGAACTTCCGCAGATGATACTCCGGTAGAATCTGATCCACCACCTGTTGCTATAATATTTCCACTTCCATCATATCGAACCTGATCTTTACCAAGAGTAAATGGCTCTTCGGCTTTCTGTTGTTTTTCTAGTTTAGCTAAAGCTGTATTTATAGCTGGGTCATATACACCAGAATAAGCCTTTTCAATAGCGGCTAGTTCTTGAGGAGAATATTGTGCACCTGATTCAGCTCCAACTTTGTATGGATCAGTTTCACCAACGGCTATATCGTTTCTAGTGTTGTTTAATCCGGCCGCAGTACTTTGCAACTGTTCAGATGTTTGATTTCTTTGTGTAAATTGATCGCCAGCATTTTGTGGTATATCACCACGTTGGCCTGGTAAAGAGCTTGCAACATTGTTTGCATATTCTTCTGGTGTGTATAGCCCCCCTGTTTTTGGGTTTATGAATTGTTGTGGGATTCCTGAACTGTCTGTGACTGGTTTAAATGTGTTCGTAGTAGGTCGATCTGTTGGCGTAGCGGTAGAACCCATATTTTTTTGAGGTTGTGTTACTGGCGCACTTGTAGGTTGAGTTGTTGGCACCATACTTTGAGGTCCTGCAGGAATATTAAAAAGTGACCTCTTTTCACCAGATGGTGTTTGATATGTTTTGTCAGTTGTCTTTTGACCAGCACTAGAACCTTGCCCAAGTGATTTAAAAAATTGGGAAAAAGTTACTGGTTCAAATTTTGGCATTGTTTTATATGTTGGCATACAGTTTAAAATTGATTTTTATAACCATAAGACGTAAGTTTATTCGCCTTATTTGCTAATAATGAAGCCGCACGTGTCTGAACTGCAGCCTTGTTTTTATTAACCTCTGTACCTTGGAAGTTCTTACCAGAAGAATTATAAACATTAGAAAGACCTCCAGGTATGGTTCCACCGGCTGCAACGCTAGGGTTAAATGTATTTGTATCTAAATTAAAATAACTTGAAATTGATGGTTTATTTACAGCAGTATCACCATATTTATATTGGTAATCACTTCCAACCTTGGCAAGATTAGATCCAGTTGATGCAAGATTTGAAGCTTGGTCTCTTTCGTATTGAGCCCTAAGATTCTTTTCTTTTTGAACACGCCCACCTGAAAATAGAACACCTTTATTAGCAGCATCTTGGTCTAGGTTTGTTTTATCAGACTGAAAACTAGATTCTGACTTTTTCAATGACTCATCATACCCTCGCTTTATGTCACCAAGATTTCTTTCAACATTACTCTCATCAAATCTTTGTTGAGCATCAAAGCCAGGTGCCAAAGCCGAGTTTGCCTTTTCAACAGCTACTTTTTGATCTTCATCTGAAAAAGGTTTACCTGTCATGTCATTAACACCTGACCAGTTACCTGTTTGGTATGCGTTCAAGATTATCGCAGGGTCACCTCCGTTTTGCACCAGAAAAGGAGCTATCGTTGGATGCTTTGCTACTGCTAACGCATATTGATCTTGTAATTCTTTGACTTGCTGTGATGTCATATATTATAATTGTATATTAATTTTATTTCTAATTCAATGCCGACCATGTAGCTGGATTACCTGTAACAGTACAACCATAGAATTTGCTGTTAGAGATATTGAAAACAATATCACCCTGTGTACCAGCCGTTGCTGTCATTGGTCCAGCATCAGTTACTTTTCCAACTGACATACGTCCACCGTTTGACTCATTTACTATAACCTGACTATCTATATTTATTTTAAGATCAGGGCCAACAAGGATTGAAATATAGTTACCAAACTGTGTTGCTGATAGGTTTCCAGTTCCACTACCTCCACCTGCCCCGTTAGTCGTGCACGCATTATCTGTGGCTGGGTTAAAAGTTATGTTGTTCGTATGATCTGCATAAAAAATAGTACTACTTACCTTAAAAATAAGTTTAGCTGTTGCCCCTGTAGCATTACCTGTAATAGTGTCACCAACTGCAAAACTCGTTGCTGATGAAAAACTTAAAACTTCTACAAGTTTTCCCATACCAGAGTATCCGTCACGACCCTCTCCTCCAAGTATCGTAATTACACCTTCTTTTGACCCATCTACTTTGTTGTAATCATACGTTTGTATTGTTGGCCTACTCTCATAACTAAACACTCTATTTATTTCTGCACGAACGTCTGATACACCATGGAGTACAACCCTATCTGTAAAACTACCAACAGAGGCATCTCCTTGGCGACCAATGAATATATAGTTTAATTGAGATCCTGCCGCGGCTGCATCATAATACATCTCAAAAACATTCTCTCGATCATCATTTATTCCATGGCGTTTTTGAATAACAAATGTTCCAGTACCTTGGTCTGCCCTGATAAACTTAATAGAAGCAGAGTCACCAGTGATTGATCCTGTCCCACCAGTTGAGTCATCGTAAAAACGCGCATCATTTCCTGATAACTCAACCCTATTTGGAAGTGCGGAAGTCTGGATAAAACAGTTTGTAATAACCGTACCTGTTATTATTTGACGTGCATCTTTTTCATCATAATTACCTGATTGGTAGAAGTTTTTACCCTGCTTATTAAAGACCATATACGACATTGCAGGTGTTGACTGTGTGCCTTGCTCTTGGTCATATTTACCTAAAAACCTATTAAAATTTAGGGTTTTTAATTCTTCATCAACCTGGGTAAAACCAGAGCGTACCTTATTTGCAGAAAGATACTCGGCCCCCATAACTTTTTTTACGTCTAAATCTTTTGATTCCATAATTAGTTTTTATCATAACCCTTAATTTGAAGTGATAGCACTTCGACCCCATGAATAACAACAGGTGTTCCTTTTGTAAAACCGGCAATACGTAAACGTGACACAGTAAAATCTTCTGTACCAACATTAGGAAATAGTGCACAATTTTCTTCTGTAATAGTATCAATTGGTTCCCATACGTTTGCTGGAGTTTTTTGGTTCTGTATATAGACAGTAGATCCTGCTGCGTTTTCACTATATATATTAAGTGCATCAATTGATTTTACTTGAGCATAAATATCGGTATATGAACGCCAACGATCAATGAACTCATAGTGAAAACCTATACCAAAGTCGGTGTTACCAGACCCCATTATTCCTAAATTACCGTCAGCATTACCAGCGTATGACTGAATCGCTATACCATTGTCAAATCGTAGCATTGCGGTTAGCTTATTACTTATCGCTGTTGATGATGTACCAGTATAATCGTATATAGTCCATACTTGAGTTGAGATAGTGTAGCGCATTACGCAGTTTGTATATGTTACACCCTCAACAGTCACTGGGCCTACTGACCATTCAATCGCATCATAACCATCCCAAACTCCGCATATCTTAGAGTAGTTCGCAAGTGCGATTCCACGTACAAAATCAATTACACGACGAGATATTTCAGTTGGTTGACCATCATACGTAAATTTATAAAAACCAGATGAATGGTGAAAATATATGCCGTCTTTAGTTTGAACGATCGATTCTTGTGAAAATGTTCCAACGTTATAAGCTGGGTAAGAATCAGCAGATGTTGCACCATAAACACGATATATGTGGTTTTGCTTAAAGACCAACAAGGCTCTTGGTACAGTAAACAGTGCAGTTATTTGTTCACCGTCTTGGGGTGAAAAGTTTTTTATGAAATTAGTAGCCGCATCAAAAGTAAGAGAATATGTTGAAGGAGGTGTAAATTGAACAATGTCAGTATAGTACACAACCCCTGTATTTTTCTGTGCAACCCAAACACGACCCTCAAACCCTGCTTGAATATAGTCTCCTTTTGGAAAACCAGAAGGGACTTGTGTTGTGCCAAAAGATGCTCCATCAAATGTTTTAATAGGCTCACCGTCAATCCCAGAGGCAATCCATGTTAAATTTAAGTATTGTGCATATCTAACCTTATTCCCGTTAGCCATTGTTAGCACGCCAGAAAAAGATCCAGTAAATGGGTCTACAGAGTAGATAACAACACCACCAGTACCAGCTTGTACTAATATACGATAAAGTGGGGTATCAGAATTAAAAGCCCCCATAGATATAATTGGGTCAACTAAATCAGCTAAAAGTGATATACCATTACGTGTTTGAACACCTCCAACCCTGTCAAAATTCATATTAACAGCTAACTGGCATGAATTACCAGGTGAAACTTGATCATCAAGCGAAGCAGTTCTAATTATGCCCTCTGTAGGATATGGAATTTTTATGTTTTCTATTGATCCACTATTCATAAATTATATAACTAAAAAATTATCTCTAATAAATAACACGTCTTCATTTGTAGCTGTTTCTGCCATTCTGTTCCACTGAATCTTATTTTTTTCAAAACTCATCTCCCCCATTAGTAAAATAGCTGCTTTAAAATTAGCGTTTATACTTAGTGCCATTAATATATTCTGTCTTGCCTCCTCTCCTCGGCCAGTATACCAATAACATAATGCAATCATAAAATACGCATCAGCTCTTTCTGGCATCCATGATCCTAGTTTTAGGTATTCATTAAATAATTCGATTGCTTTGTCGTACTGTGCACGATAGCCATATTCTCTAGCTAAGTAATAAAGCACCCTGGTATTTAATGGGTTTTCATTATACTCACTCTCAAGTATTCTCATATTTCTATCAGGGTCAAGTATGTGTGCCGGTGAGCTTCCAAATGTTATACCAACATCTAAAGTTTCGTCAGTTGTAATATTTACGAGTTCGTGTATTTTACCAGTCCAAAAAATTTCTGGCTTATTCCTAAACAATCTTTGAACATAAAACTGTTGATTGCCAGACTTCATTTTTATTTTTACAGCATCACCGTTATATGTTAATAAAAACTCTTTTATCTTTTCAATACCACCTTCTTCTAGGTATTCATCAGCATCAATTGATAGTATCCAGTCACTTGTACATTTTTCACGCGCAATGTTTCGTGCCTTTGCAAAATCATCACACCATTCAAAATCGTATACTTTATCTGTATACTGTTGTGCAATTTCTTTTGTTTTATCTATGGACCCAGTATCAATAATAACTATTTCATCAGCATTTTTTACACTGTCAAGACACTTGGCAAGGAGTGCCTCTTCGTTTTTTGCTATCATTGAAACTGATATTTTTATGCTCTGCATAATCTTCCCTCCACTTTATTATAGAGGGAAAATATGAAGATCATTTGTGACTATATACCAGTCCAAGCCGGTACAGCCGTTGTTCCAGTGTTACAATATTGACCTTCTGCAACTCCAGCCATAATTATGATTAGTGCATTTGGAGCAAATATTCCTGCGTAAGTTGAACCTGCAGGAACTGCAGCAAGCGTGTCAATTGTTGCTTCTATGACGTATTGTTCTACAGGTGTAGCACTAATTACGTTCATATTTGAAATTCTTGGTTGAGTGTATCCCATACAATATTTCCACAGTAGGATGTGAGCCGTTTAATTAATAAGTCTCTATCGTTGTAGCCTGCCCGGTATAAAGATTATTGAAAAGTGCTACTAGCAGATCACCAAATTTCTTTAGGTCTGGGTCGTTATCACTTAGCGTAATATCTTTACGGTATTTTATCGCGTACTTTAGGTACCACTTATAGATTTCTCTATAAGGCTCTTCAAGTTCTTGATAAAGATCGGTTACTTTATCTAGTTTTTTATAAAAATCTAAATAGAGATTATTCCCCTGCATTGAATCAGGGATCAAACTGTTAAAATACAGTCGACCTTGATAAACTGTATAAAAAGCAGGTTGAGCAATTGACGGGTTAGACCATACCCTAGTTCCAGCTGGAATAGCTCGAGTAACCCCCGTAACGCCCGTCAATTGATTCGTTACGAGGTCAATACCAGTGTATGCAATCTGCATAATTGTTTGGTCGTAGTCTGTTGTTGCAACGTATGCAACTCCGCTAGTTGTATCAGGAAAATCTCCTACACTATCAAGTGTTAGTGTTGTAGCCCCAATAATAGCATCAGAAGCATTTATTCCACCTTGAACGTTAAAAGAAACTTGGTTCCAAGACCTTTTATCTATATAGCGAAGATTAAATGGTGCTAATACGTTTCCCAATAGAAATCTAGCAGCTAGAACAGATCTGTCTGTATCGCTAAAGTCAATATTTGATGGTAGTTCAACATAATTACTGCCAGCTAAAACTTTTACTGGGTACTCAAACTCTTCAAGCCACGCATGGCGTATACCATACAATTTCATTTGTGCAAATTTTCTAGCATCATCTATAGACTTTATAAGAAAAGTTGCGTTAATTTTTTGATCATTTTCCGAAATACCCATAGAATTAACCACAGAATAAGCTATTTCTGCAACTGAATTTTCAGGATAAGCCAGTACACTTATTGGATCAGAAAATGACGAAACATCACTTGTCTGTGAGTTTTTCCACTGTACTTTGTAATAGTCTGTGGTAAGTCCAGTTGTATCTAAAACAACTGTATTCTGTTGTGTAACCTGGAGTAAATTACTCGATAATAGTGTGTAAGTACCATTTATAGTTGATGATTTATACACATCTACAGTGTCGTATGTCACTTGCTGAACCAAGTCTCCCCTATTGTGCGTTTGCTTTGTAGCTGTTACCACAAAATTTTGATCAGTGTGTGATGAGACATACCCAAACTCACAGTTTTCTGCACCCAAGCTAGATAAAAGTAGTATTATAGAACCAGCGGTAAAATCAACAGCATTATCAACAGGTACGGCTGTAACTCCGATAACCATGTTGTTTGATATATAGGTAAAAACCTTCGATGTCAATTGATTTGGTATCGTAAGTATGTTACCGATATTGTGTTTAATGACTATTTGTGGAAACATATAATTCTAGTATATCACTATTTTTTATTTTCAGGAATAACTTTTAGAACCCCAAGGAATAATCCTTTCTCGTCAGTTAGTAGGTTTTTAACAACAGATATTGTACTTACAAAAATACCTAATGAGTATATAGCGCTTGTATCAAAAATATGCTTCCAGTTTAATCCAAAAAAACTTCCATGGTCAAGTACTGCCGATGAAGCGCTAAAAATAAACCCAAAAACTACAGATAGTACTCCGTAAATAAATGCGCTCTTAATATTTGTCCAATTTAGTGTCATATAAATATAAATATAAATTTTATTTTAATAAAGCCTCAACCTTCTTCCAGTACGCGTCAAGGTTTTTAGAGTAAGTTTCCCACCCCTTTTTATTATATACCAATTTCCAATTTCCTCCACCATTCCAAGCCCTAGCTTTCTCTTCATTCGTAACATTTTTTGGATAACATTCCATATATTTATTAAATGTATCTATTGATAGAGCTCGATTTCCGAGCATCTCTATAGAAACCCTATTTGTTCCAAACTTTTTATTCACATCGTCACAAACAGGTTGTCTTATTTGTAAACAGCCATAAGCTTTGTGCTTTAATTTTAAGTCACCAATAGCATAATCATCTCCGTTGCTTTCAATTTTAATTAGTACATCAATTAGCGTGCTAGACTTTTTTTTTAGTTCCAAAGCTGATTTTATAGCATTTAGTGTAATTGGGCCAGCAATTCCGTCAACGACAATTCTTGGTGTTTTATGAATAGCTTGTACATACTGAAAAGCTTGTACAGCAGATTTTGTTATAGAGCCATACCTTCCAGTTATTAATGGGTATTTAAAATAGCCGAGTGTTTTTAAGTCTCTTTGTAGTTGTTTAACATGCTCGCCAGTACTGCCTTGTTTTAATGTCGGATAAGCACTGATAGGACTAGCATGCTGTGTTTCAAGAAAAGGTTTTAGTTGACTTAATAGGTGTATATAATACTCCCATCTTTGCTTTTGATTAAACTCATCAGTGTATGCGTGAGTTTTATCACCAGCAACATTATTTGCAAAGAAGTACCCTGAATGACAAACTTCGTGTAAAAAGTACTGACATAGTATTTCAGGGTCTTGATTATACCAATTTTCAGGTATTTGTATTGGGTTACATCCGTTTTTTAGAATAGGGCTTTGTACTGGATTCGTTGGTTTCGGAGAGACTTTATCCCAATCATATATCAAACAAGCAATTTTATATTGCCCATCAATTTCCTCAAGTATTTGGTTTGGGTCTACGGCTGATCCATTACCGACAGTTGAATTATTAAAATTTGTACCAGTAAAAACTTTTTTTGAATCCTTGAAAATATACTCAAAATTATAACCAACAGTAGAAGCTCTTTGTTTTGCTAAATCAAGACCCCACTTAACTGCTTCTGCATTTTTTATATTATTTGTTAATATAAGTATTTTCATATAGTAGTGCTAATTGTCTAATCTTACAAATAGAATAGCAACTGTTTCATAAGTTATAGAAGAAAGTGTAATTGTCGATGGAGGAGTTGATGCTGTAATTGTATACTGACCCATAACTGTTGGCTCACTTGACACAATTGCCATATTATTGACCCCAGTCGTACCACCATCTGGTTCGTTTGTTTGGAAAAATCCAAGTTGTATGTCAGCGGTTCCATTTGTATTAACAGCTAGGTAATATATACCTGCTGGAATTGATACAGCACTTATTGATGTTGAGTATATACCAGTTGTATCTATCGTACCACTGGTTACACTAAATATTTGAGACTGACCATCTTCTGCATATAAAGTTAAATCTACTGTCCCAGGGGTATTGGTATTCCCCATCCCCCTAACTGATATTTTATTTGCAGTAATCGCAAACGGTATCACTACTTGACCTATAAACATTTGAGTATTTGTTGCCATAGCCTTAGCAACAACCGCATCTGCTTGAGATGGATCAGTCCATAGGCCATTAGGTAATGGAAATATTGTTTTAGCAGTTGAGCTGCTTCCTGAACCAGTCGCTCCTGTAGGGCCAGTTGCACCAATCCCTGTTGGTCCAGTAGCGCCAGTAGGGCCAGTTGCTCCAGATCCAGTTGGGCCAGTAGGGCCAGTAATACTAGACCCAGTTGAGCCAGTTTGCCCAGTTGGGCCTGTTGGACCTGTTGGACCAGTGCCTCCTGTCGCCCCACCACCTGGCCCCGTAGGACCAGTTACCCCGGTACCAGTCGCTCCTGTACCTCCTGTTGGTCCAGTAGGACCTGTCGGACCTGTCGGACCTGTCGGACCTGTCGGACCTGTCGGACCTGTTGGTGAAGATACTCCACTATTTACCCATGCCATAGTCCCCTCATCCCATACCCAGATACTATCTGTTGACCCAACTACAGCAAACGCGCCAGGAACGCCAACTGGGTATGCTAATGCCAAAGCTGCTGGAGTTGCGAAGTACCCTAAGTCATTTGGATTTCCTAATTTGTTTGCTAAATATCCTCCCATAAATTTGTTGCTATAAATTAATAAATTATATTTTTATTATACATAAAAGAAAAAATTAGTGCTATTTTTCTTTATGATAACCTGTTAGTAAAATATCTAATTTTGCATCAATTGATGCGATCTTACTCTCAATACCTGAAATAGATTTACTAAAATCATCAGTCTTAGTTTCAATATCTGATAATCTTTTTGCGTGACTACCAACTTGAAAATACGTCCATACAGCATGATATATAAGGCCGGCAATAAATAAAACCATGCCCCAGTATTCATTTATTACATCAAACCACTTCATATTATTTATTAAATATTGCGTCTAATTCGCTTTCTTTTGTAAGAAAAGTGTTTATTTTTTCTAGCTCTGAATACAAAATAGCTTTTCTTTCTTGACAAATAATTTTTGATGAGTCCATAGAATCAATCTCACTATCAATCATCAGTATCTGATCTTGTAATTCAGCCTTTTTCTTTTTTAATGTATCACTTATTGTGTTCATACGTTTGTAAATTAATTAATAATTATCTAATTTCCCGCACTTGGAAGTCTGACCCTACCAATACACTACTTGCTGTACCATTACTTGCATTTTGAGCAAACTGAACAGTAAGAGTACCAGAAGCGTTACATTGTATGTACCCTGTTATTTCTATATAGCCTGCTGTTACTGCTGTTATTGCTCCGACCGCTGTACCCAATGCAGTTGCTCTTGTTTGAGTAATAACGCCTGCATCAGTTGTGAATCCTTCATAAATTATAGCTGTTGCGGTAGCTGTACCTGCTATTGCAGCTTTTACACCACCAGCTACGTTTGATGTTGTATATAGGGTTACAGAGAATTTATAAAACTTACCAGCATTAAGACTTGCTGTTAGACCTGTTATATTCGCAAGAGTAGTATCACTTGTTTTATCAAATTGTGTAGACACTCTTGATTGCTGCATAAGTGGAATTTCTTGACGTACTCCACTACCATTTGTGAAATACAAACTAGGAGTTACATATTCAAAAGCACCTGCTTCTGGGGTTGTCTGTAATGTACCAGTTGTGAATTTAAGTTGTGCTGTATTGGCGGCAGAAGTTGAAGCTGTAACAACGTGGATTTGAGCTGTTGGGGTAGCGTTACTACCAACACCTAAACCAACAGTTGTGAACTTACCTTTAATAGAGTTATTAATTGCAAAACGCACGTTTGCTGGGTTGTTTAAGTCTGTAAAGTTACCACCTGATGTTGTTTGTAATATATAGTTTGATGTTGTTGGTGTAATATCTCCTGGCCATATACCACCGATTGTTGAAGATAAGTTACCAAATCTTAATCCACCACCTTGATGCCCTCTAATTTCCAAAGGCATATCTGTAACCAAACTTGCACCACTTGTTGTTGCATACAAAGCTGTACTCAAAGAAGTTGTACCAGTACGCACGTTTGAGAAGTACCCCGCGTATGTTGAACGTGATGCACCACTGTTTGCACCTGATAGAGCCACATTTATACCTTTTAAGTTATCTAGACCAGCACCAGAAGATGATGTTAGTGAAAGAATCGAACCAGATGTCAAAGCATTGGCTGTAAGAAGAAACACTGCTTGGGTTGTAGCTGTTGACCAATCCCATTGTTGTGCGAAGTTTAAACTATCAATAGTATTTGTTCCTGTCGCAGCTGTAATTGCTGATAGTGCAGATGATCCGCCTCCTCCGCCAGTAGGGCCTGTAGGTCCAGTTGGGCCTGTTGCGCCAGTTCCGGTTGCCCCTGTGGCCCCTGTTGTTCCAGAACCAGTAGGTCCAGTGCTTCCTGTTACACCAGTAGACCCTGTTGGACCTGTTGCACCAGTAATACCTGTTGGTCCTGTTGCGCCTGTTGGACCTGCAGATCCAGTGCCTGTTGGCCCAGTTGGACCAGTAGCACCAGTTCCATCAGCTCCAGTAGGTCCTGTCGGGCCAGTTTCTCCGGTTGGGCCTGTGGCACCAGTTGCACCACCACCTGGACCGGTTGGGCCAGTTACCCCAGCACCAGTAGCACCTGTTGGGCCTGTTGGGCCAGTGATACTAGAACCAGTACTACCTGTTGGACCTGGAACAGTTGAAGTAGCACCAGTTGCACCTGTTGCTCCTGTACTTCCTGTAGCCCCAGTAGCTCCTGTTGCACCAGTTATACCAGTAGGTCCTGTTGCACCAGTTGCTCCAGCACCTGGACCTGTTGGCCCAGTAGGTCCTGTTGCACCAGTTGAACCACCACCTGTCCCTGCTTTGTTTCCTAAATATCCACCCATACTATTTAATCTTAATTAATGGTAATTTTTTAATAACTTCTGGCTTCCTCATTTCAAAGAATAGTCTTGGAAGTTTTTCTATAACAATGTTTGTTTGATCAATGTTTTTCGAATTAACATCGATAAGTCCTTGAATACTATTTTTAAGGTTAGTCATAAAGTTTTCAACTTCAAAAATGTTAGCTTTACTAACTGTTGTAACTTTATCAACAATCTCTTCAAGTACGCCTGTTTGACTGAAAACTTTTTGATTGTTTTCAATAAAAATCTTCATTGTATCTAATATAGTCTCTTTTTCTGTGTTTAATGAAATTATCTCACTCTTTTTTGCTTCTATTTCTGTATGTAAAACTGTTTTTTCAGTGATTAAATCAGCCACTTCCTTAGAAATCTTTGTGCCAAGAATTTCTTCCTGTTTTTGGATCTCTTCAATTCGACCGATTCCTTTAGCTATAGAAAATTGTATTTCTGCATTAGATTCACCTAGCTCTATATTTGTTTTAACCAAAGACTCTTTCTCTGTTTTTAAAGCAGAAATTACGCCAAGAATACTATCTCTTTGGTCAGCCCATGAGTTTAGTTGCGCTTTTTGTTCTGGTGTAATTTCTTCCATAAATTAATATCTTAAAGAATAATGAGTTGAGCCTATAAAATCTCCTCCTGTAACACGAAGAACGTAGTCAACGTCTGGTTTAAATTCGAATCTAGGACGATTATCTTCACCGGCTTCATCTTGGATTGTAAGACCTTGTCCTGCATCAAGATTATAAGTTGCAAGAATTGTTTCTCCTGCAGAAGCATCTATTGCAACAACTGAAACGGTTCCATTGGCAGATAGATCCCCCATAATTTCATGGACATAAATCCACTTATCAGTTGTACCAGCAACTATAATAGTATCACCTATTGGAGCAGATACTGGTATTGATATTTTACGACTGTGAGCATCTTGTAACATAATATTTTAAAAATTAGTTTTATTAATTAGTCTATCTATTCGGACACTCCGATAAGAAGTGCCCTTTAGATAGACTACAACTGTTATCCAGCTGTTACGCCATCTCCAGCTGACCACATCCAACCACGTAGGTCTGATGCGCCCAAAACTGCAAGAGAGTTGAAGTTTAGAACTAGGTCTTGGTTACCAAGCAAGTCAACAACTGCAGGTTCTGCACGTGTTGGTAATGCTTCAATGTAAAGGAAACCATAGTCCGCGTTCATCATTGTTGAGTCAAACATACCCCACATTAGACCATCAAGACCTAGATTTTGGTATGCACCAAGTTCTACGACTTTGAATGTGTCTGTTGCAGGAGCGTTATTGAATAGGTTTGTTTGTTGTGGAGCAAGACCTTTATCAATAGTGCCTTTGATAGTTTTAGCATACTGTGCTGTTGTTGAACCAGAACGACATACAAGTGTGTCAAGATTTGACATCAACGGCATTTGTCGGCCATCTTTTTTAAGAGATTGTTGGCGACGAGCAGCAAGTAATGATGAGTAAGTGAATTGAGGTGATGGAACTACATCAACGATAACGTTTGACCATGTTGGGCCACCGTCTTCGCTTGGGTGAGTAGCATCCCAGTAAGCAACAGCATCAGCACCAACGGTTGAGATTGGTGTGGGTGTACCTACTTGGTTGATAGGAACCCATGTAAATGATGTTCCGAAACCTTGCGCTAGAAGAGATTGAGCCAAGTAGTTCTTAGCGTGCTCGATAGCGTTTTTACCATCTAGAACTTTTGCTTTAACAGTTCCTTTGATCTTAGCCGCTGGGCTTTCGAAAAGGAAGAAGTTAGATTGGAAAGTTAGACGTACTTTTTTTGTAAAGTGCATTTGTGTGTAGTTTTTTGAGAAACCTTGTATAGGGGCATCTGAAACACCTACAGAACCGTCTGGGATGATTTCCGCCATTCCAAGACCGGTTACACCAGTGTCAGAATAAATACGTTGATCATCTTGAACTTTGAACATGAAGTCCAAGTATTCTGGTCGAACAGTTGGAGCTACTTTTGGGGCAATGTGCTTTAAGACATTGTTAACTATGACAGCATAGTCGTTTATTGTACCTTGCATATATTAATTCAATTAATTATTAATTATTTTATAGGAATGTAACAAGAATTTTCTTGTCAGCAGCAGCTCCGTAAGTTCCGACCTGTTTTACAACACCAACAGCACTTGTTGTACCTGTGTTGTTTACAACACCAGCACTCGCGCCAAGAATCATATCTTGACCATTGTGTGCAGTGTTAGAGTTGTTTGTAGAGTCAGCGATCCAAACGTCTTGTTTGTATAGATCAAAGACTGGACATTGTGTAAGTGCATCTCCAGCAGCAATCGTCTGATTTGCTACGCCAGCTAATGTTGCTCTTGTTGAAGAAGAAGTAGCAGCAACAAGCAAGCCAGCAACAAGATCATAAGCTAAGCCTGATGTTGTAGCTGTACCACTCGCTTTATTCTGTGTAGTCAAAGAACGAGTTGGGTTTTTTATGATAGCTTGTATAAAACTCATATCATTTTAAAAATTTAAAATTAATCAGTTAGAAGAGAGATAGCTTTATCTTCAGACATACCTGTGGCCTTTAGCTCATCAATAGATTTGCGCATGTCAGCAGAAAAGTCTTGTCTATTGCTAGTTCCACCAGGGAATTGCATGGCATTTACTTTTTCTGCAACATTTGCTCCTTTGATAATACGTTCCTCGATAGATTCAGATGGTTTGAACATTGCCTCTTTGGCTAGTTCAAGTACTGTAATCAGTTCTTTTCCTGTTTTGCCTTGCCAATTATAGTTATTGTCAACAAAGTCGAAAAATACTTCTCGGATGTCGTCGTCCTTCAACTCGTCATGTCTTGATATAAAAGTATCTAGAGATGATTTTGTTTCCTGGGCTAAACGCTCTTGCCTTATAAATTCTGCTACGTCTTCCTTAGTTGCACCTCCTAGACTTTTTAAACGTTCTAGGTCAGCAGCTAAAGCAGGGTCTTCTTCTGGGTCCTTTGGATCCTTGTCCTGATTAAATTGGTTGTTAATTTTATCTGGTGAATTAATGTCACGAAGTTGATACTTCGCATCTCTAATTTTTTCAGTTAATTCTTGCTTTTTTTCAGGTGTGTCAGCAAGCTTGCGCCTTTTGACTAGGTCTAGAAGCTCTACTCTTTTTTCGTAGGCTTCGTCTGATTCAAACTTACCTTTATTAGGTATTCTGAACTCATAACCTTCCTTTTTTTCAGCTGCGGGGTCGCTGGGTTCCCCAGAAGGATTGGTTGGTGTTGTTTCGATAGCATCACCAGTACCTTCTTTTTTGATTGGTATTACCGGTGTTTCCGGGTCCAATGCGTTTCCAGCTTTTACTGCATCGATTGAAGCGTTTAGCTCTGCATCCAAAGCTGCTTCATCTATGTCAATTTGGTTATTTTCTACTTCCATATTTTTATCCTATGAATATCGTTTCATGGCGACGATGGTTAATATAATTATAATACGACTACAAAAAGAATGCAAACAATTATTCACTTCTTTTCAAGAAACCAGAAATTTTTCTAAGTTTCATCTTTAAAGTTTCAAGGTTAACTGAACCTTCAGAAATAAAAGATATAGCATGTTTCTGAAAATCTCCACCAAGTGAATCTTCTGACTCACCTACAACAGTTGCCCTGCTCAATGGCACAATAACTATATATACCTCTTGGTTTTTACATTTATAAAATAAAAATTCAGATGAAGCTGCACCGAAAACTTTCTTGAACACCTCGATCATGTCTTCTCTGTCAACAGGAAGACCACAAACTTGGTTAAATGATGGCAGTGCGTAAGTGACATTACCCTCCTTGTCTTTACCAGGGAAAAAGTAGTCTTTCTGTTGCATATCCTTACCATCTATGTTTTTAAGCACTATTGAAGCTTTCTTTTTAGCATCAGCTGCTGCTTTTTCGTTTTCTTTAGCAATTCTGTTTTCTTCAATTTCAGCCTCTATTTTCTTTTCTGCGGCCAAAATAAGTTCTTGTAGCTCTTCTGGAGTTGTATTTTCATCCCATTTAACTCCTAAGTTATTTGCTTTTTTTTGCTCTTGTGTCAAAGCCATATATTATAGTGGTTATCCTACCACCAAAGGGGTCTTATTTTTTAAATAAATTCTTAAAGAATTTATAAAAATGTTTAATAAATTTTCTCTGTTCTGGTTTTATTTGCGCCCTAACAGAGTCAAGGTACTCTTTTGTTAATTCGAATACCTTTACATCCTCATTGATTTTTGCAATATTCATTGCTTGCTCAATCAATGCAAATTCGACTGGGTACGGATGCTTATATTCCAGTCGAATCTCTTCGCCTTTTGAAATGTCACGACTTGCGACAACTCTAACCTGTCTTGTAACCTCAACCACATTTACCCTATCAGATTCCACAAAAGTAGCCTCGAGTGTTTCAGAGTTTACTTGACCCACTAAAATTGTAGCCATTTCTTCTGCTGATATTTCAAACTCATCACCAGATGGCGTGATAAATCTCATTAACTTTTTTTCTATTGCTTCATCTGAATAGTTTACTTGTA